GGATGCTCGTCTCGGTGAAGTCCTGGCCTCGGGCTAGCGCCTCGCGGCACATCTGAATGTACTCGTTCATGAGCCCGGTGAACTCGATGAAGGGGTGGCAACCGATGCGGCGAGCGTCGTTGTAGAACGCGCTGCTCGCGACCCACATCCGCGCGAGCATCTCTTCGAGCTCGGCCTGTGTATAAGTCATAACGGCGCCTTCTTCCCCTTGCTGCTCAGCATCAGGCGGGTGCTCGTGACCCTCTTCTCCTGCATGTAGCCTTTCTCATGCAGGCGACGAAGCGTGTATTGCGCCGCGCTGTGCACGATGCCGAGATATTCGCCGAGTTGGCGCAGCGTCGGCGGCGCCCCGTACTTGTCGAGGTGCTCGCGGTACGCGCGCAGCGCCTCCTTCTCGCTCGTGGTCAGTTCGTTGTTCGGTTTTCCGGCTGGCATCCCGTGAGCCTAGCCGTCCACTAGGCCGCGTGCAATGCTCTAGGCCTGCTCTGGAGTGTTACTCCAGCCCCCCATACCTACACCCCAGGAAAAAGCAAGTGGCATTCAGTTACACATCGACACGTTTGCGACACACAGCCATACTCTCCCCTTCGGCAACGGGTGGGTCATCGTTGACTCGGGTCAGCGATGACCCAGACCTGGCCACCCCTGAGGGAGAGAGAAGACGGATGTCAGAGCGAGCGCCCGCCAATGACAACGATGGGCCCGTGTTTACGATGACACGGGCCGAGTTAGAGAGCCTGGTCAACCGCGCGGTGAGCGCCGCGCTCTACTTGCGCAGCACGACCCCGATGCTGGTCGACAAGCAGGGGCTCGCTCAGTTGCTCAGTTGCTCACCCACGCACGTGGACCACTTGCGTAAACAGGGGCTGCCGAGCAAGAAGGTCGGCAACCTCGTTCGCTTCGAGCCCGCCAAGGTGCTCGAGTGGCTGCGTGACGCAGGGGTTGCCTGATGGCTCGCCCGAAGAAGGAGTTCCGCTCCGAGGGCCCGCGCTTCACGAGCGGCAAGGGATGGGTCGGCCGCGTATGGCCGAGCGGCGCGACCAAGTGGTCTAGTTGGTTGCCACTCGGCACGACCGATCGCGAGCTCGCTCGCAAGATGATCGAGGCGTGGGGTCGCACGGGTACGCCGCCCGCGGCCAAGCGCGGCGAGCGCTCCTTCACTGAAGAAGCCGAGCGCATCCTGAGTGAGAAGGCTGCCAAGGCTCAGGCCGACGCCGAGAAGAAGGCGGTCCAGTACCGGCGCGACCGCTTGCGCAAGTATGCGCTGCCCATCATCGGTCAGGTGCCGGTGGGCTTGCTCGAGCCGAGCCACATCGGTGGCGTGCTCGACCGTATGGCAGAGCAGGGCGCCTCGCTCCGGACGACTCACAACCTGCGGAGCGACATCAGCGTCATTCTCTCCAAGCTGGTACGTGAGGGTGAGCTGAAGATGAACCCCGCCAAGGAGCTGGCGTTGCCCGAAGAGGCGACGGTCGACACGCGCGAGCGGATGCACTTGAGCGACGAGCAGATGATCACGTTTCAGACGCGGCGCGGCTTCACGAGCCCGCTCGACATGAACATCCTGCTCTGCCGGTGCGTGGGTGGGCAGCGGACGAGCGACGGGCATGCGGGCGACTGGAGCCATGTGGACCTCGTGGGCTTCGCCACGATGAAAGTGCGCCGCCCGAAGACGGACGGGCAGGTAGGACAACGGGTGGGGAAGCAGAAGAGCAAGACGAAGAACTACGAGCACGCCGTGCACACGGTGCACGAGCAGTACCGACCCGCCTTGCGTGCGTACTGGCAGAGCCAGGGCTGCCCGACGAGCGGCCCCATCTTCCCGCTCTTGCGCAACGCGGTGACGACGCCCATGAAGCTGAAGGGCGGACAGGTCATCGAGCGGCAAGGGGGCACGGTGGGGGGCCGCAAGGGACGGGGCACGAGCTACGCCAAGGCGTTCCGGCGGGCGGTGTGGAAGGAGCAGATCTACTCGCCCTTGCCGGGCTTCGACCCTGCCCAGCCCGACAAGAAGTTCTGCGCCTTTCAGACGGACACCGACACGACCCGTCGCCTGACGTTCCACGGGCTGCGCGCGGATCTGAACGCGGCCCTGGTGGAGGCAGGGGTGACCGACGATCAGCGCATCGCGATTCTCGGGCACACGCAGGCGGCGACGGGGAACAAGCATTACATGAAGCGCATTCTGGTGGGGGTGCCGGCGGCGGCGTTGCCGGGCGCAATCCCGCCGTCTGGGGGTTCTGTCCCAGCGACTGGGTCAAAACCCCCACCTCGACGGGGCCTGGGTCTCGGTAACTCTGCGAAACTACTTGCGCGCCCGACTCGATTCGAACGAGTGACCTTCGGTTCCGTAGATGAAGGCTCTGCTCTCGAACCCGCACAAACTCAGGTGGATTCAACACCTGAGGGAGCGCTAGAGAGCCCTGGCGAGTGGGTTCTATCCCAGACATTGGGACAGAACTCAAGCTCTCGTGAATCCCTGCTCGCCGCCGCTGCTCAGGCAGTGCTCGAGGGCGACTGGGAACGCGCCGATCAGATTCGGGTGATCATCAACGCGCCGCTGCGTCTCGCACCCGTTCACAAGCTCTCAGACGCACGCAGGCGTCGTCGCTGACGTGCGCGCGCTTACGTTCCTTTAGGTGACCACGGCGCCATGGACGGCGTCAGAGCGGGGCCAAGGAGGGCCCCACAACATGCGACATCAGTACACCTGCATCTTCCAAGACGTTCTCGCCAGCCGCCTCTGGGCGATGGCACCCAGCACCAGAGTCGTGTGGCTCTGGTTTCAGTTGCGCGCTGACCCCGAGGGCTTTGTCTGCGCGTCGGTCGCAGGCGTAGCCATCGGGGCCAACGTGACGCTCGAGGCGGCCACCGCGGCGCTCGAGGAGCTCACCGAACCGGACCCCGATGCCGAGCCCGTTCAAATCCTCGAGCGGGTCCCGAGGGGCTGGCGCGTGGTTGGCTTCAAGGAGCAGCGCGAGCTCGTCGCTGTCGAGCGTCAGCGCGCGCGCAATCGCCAGTACATGAAGAGCTATCGCACACGTGTCGCCAACGACACTGAGGCTCCACCAAGTGTTACGCTAGCCTTACCAAACGTTACGCAAAACGACGTCCCGGCCTCGCGCGCGCCCGCGTTAGATGATCCTGATCCTGTACTTACAAACTCTACAAAGTACGGAGCGGATCCGGATCTTCTAGAAAGAGCACGAGGCGTGCCAACCCCCGCACCGTACGTTGGGGTTGCCGGGACGTTCGACGCACCGGTGATGCCGACGCTGCCTGCCACGCATCACGTGTTTCCTGCCGCCTGGCTGCCCTCACAATCGCTCCGTGACGACGCGACGATGGCAGGCGTCGGCAATCTCGACGAGCGAATCCTGAGCCTCAGGAGCGGCCCCATCGGCGGAGCGCGCGGAGTGCTCGAGGGCGAGCTCGACAACTACGTTCGCAGCTTCTTCGGTAAGTGGCGCACGTGGTCAGAGACCGACCGCGCCAAGGCTGCCGCTGCTGCTGCCGCGAAGCCTCGAGGTCAGAGCTACCGACGCCCCGGCGAGGAGCCGCCCGAGCTCGTGGACTTCGACCCTCGCTACCTCACCGTGGCCCACTCCAACTTCTGTGACCGGGCAGGCCTCGGTGACGCTGAGCCCTTGGCGCGGGAGTGGCGAGCCATCGCCATCGGGGAGGGCAAGCCGCTCACTCGCTTCGAGGCCGACAAGGCGTTCGCCAAGTGGCTCGGCAAGCGCGCCAAGGCCAACAAAGGCAGGGCAGCGTGAACCGCCGCGTAGCACTCGAGAGAGCGCGTGCTGACGCCCAGCGGCTAGCCCAGGCCCGCAAGGAAGCTTGGGAGAAGGACCCCGGCAACCTCAGCATTGCCCACAACATCTTCAATGCCTGGGGATATCACCAGGCCCACAACGACTGGTCCCGGGCGATGGAACGCGTGCAGGCGTGCGAGGCGGAGTGCCGCAAGCCGGGGGAGGACACCTGATGCTGGCCATGGTCCCGAAGAACCACCCGAACCACCGCAAGGGCAAGGGTGCGCTGGACTCAGTCGACGACCGCGAGACGCCGCCGGACGTCTACGATCCGCTGAACCAAGAATTTCACTTCACGCTCGACGCGGCTGCCTCCCGTCACAACGCCAAGTGCCGGCGCTACTACACGCTCGGCCCGAGCCCGCTCTATATCGCTCGGCAGCTCAGCATCTTCCCCGAGGAGTTTGTCGGCGATACGGACGCGCTCGGCTTCGATGGCCTGGCGCACGAGTGGGGGCCCGGAGAGCGGGTCTGGGTCAACCCGCCCTTTAGCGACCTCGAGCCCTGGGTGAAGAAAGCGACCTACTGCGGCGCCACCGTCGTGATGCTCTTGCCGGCGAACCGCTGCGAGCAGCCCTACTGGCAGCGCTACATCGAGCCCTACCGTGATTACCGCTGCGCCAACTTTCTCGTCGAGACCCGCTTCCTCGCTGGCCGCCGCTGCTTCCGCAACCGAGGCGCAGCCATCACCAACCGGACCAGCCGCAATCCACCGTTCGGCATCGTCATCGTCATCTGGGACAGAAGGGAGAGCTATCGCAATGAGCCAGCCAACGACACCTGAGTGGTGCGAGCCACCCAAAGACGAGCCGAGGCGGTGCTTTCGGTTCAGCCAACAAGACGTAAACCGCAGTCGCAGCAAGGGGCAGAAGAAGGGGATCGTCAGCCGATACGCGCTGCGCAACCTGCCTCCCGTCGAGGAGGACGAGCCATGACCTATCCCGATCCACTTGTATTGCCAGAGCCCGAAGAGCCGCCGCTAGAGGTGCTCACCGATGATGCCTCCTGGGATGCTGAACTCCAGGCGCTAGTGGCAATCGCGAGCACGTTGGAGCCGCTCGACGATGCTGCTCGCCATAGGGTCATGCTCTGGGCACGCATGCGCTTTCTCCCTGGTTACGCGCTGGTGACCAAATGACCGTACCAACCTGGCCCACCACTGCACAAACATCACGCCTTGAACATGTTCAACGCTGTAGTACATTGACTGGAGTCGAGTTTGACCCCTAAGCCAATTCCCTATCGCCTCTACCGCGGGTCACCGCGGACATCTGCAGCAAACGACAACGCCGGCCGCATCATCCGATACTCCCGATGGGAGTTTCGGGTGGGCGACGACACGGTGTCCACACTCAAAGACGCCGAGATTCTCTCACGAGACACCGGCAATCCCATCTACTGCGTGCTCACGACACGGAAGAAAGCAGCAAACAAATGACCCAGCCCCTCACCCTCCCGCCCACTCCCCAAAGCATCGCGCTCATCGACATCAGCTACTTGTTCGCAAAGAGGTGGCACACCATCCCGCTCGGCGAGAAGAACGCAGCGGCCATCGCCACGCTCAGGGATATCGAGGACCTGAAGAGCGGCGTCGACCACGTCATCATCTGCCGCGACGCCCCGCCCTACAGCAAGCGCCTCGCTCTCTTCCCCGAGTACAAGGCGAACCGCCCGAAGGCCGAGCCCGAAGAGGCCGCGCAGAAACGCTGGCTCTGGGCAGAGATTGGCAAACGCGGCTATGCCGTGGGCTTTGCCGAGGGCTACGAAGCCGACGACGTGATCGCCACGCTCGCCAAGAGTTACAGCGAGTGGTGTGACGACGTGCGCATCGTGGGCACGGACAAGGACTGCGCGCAGTGCATCACCGAGCACGTCAAGCAGTACATCCCCCCGGTCGGCGCCAAGGATTGGGAAGTGCGGGACATCGCGGCGGTGTGGAAGAAGTTTGGCGTCGCGCCGGGTACCATCCCGCTCTACCAAGGGCTCGTCGGCGACACGTCGGACAACATCCCCGGCGTGCCAGACATTGGCCCGAAGACGGCGGCGGGCTTGGTCAACAAGTACCCCTCCCTCGAGCTGCTCGCGGCGGGCCTGGCCACCGGCGCGGCAACCCAAGACAGCAAGCTGAACGCCAAGATCAAGTCGCTCGCCTCCAACTGGGAGAGCCTGGTGATGTCGCTCAAGCTGGCGACGCTCGATACCAACGTGCCGCTCGACACCCAGGCGCTGCTCTCCAACTGTGAGCCCATCGCTCCGCTGCGCAGCATGGACGAGGAAGTGCTCGACGAGGCGGCCCGCCTCTACCAGGAGAAGCTGCCCGACCTGAAGCAGGTGGCCGCCAAGGACGACGAGCTGCTCGAGCGGGAGTACGACCGGGAGCGGGAGCAGCAGGCAGAGAACGACACCGTCTCCAACGAGCCAGGCGACAAGGCGGGCGAGTCGGTGGTGGTGCCCCGGCACTCTCCCTCTCATGCGCTCCTCACCCTGCCGCAGTACAGCGAATCTCAGTACGGCCTGGTCACCAAGGACCTACAGCCGCTCGACCTGAAGGCCGCCAAGACGGTGAGCATGTGGCTCTTCGATGGCGGGGTTTACCCGCAATTCAAAACCGAGCAGGCGGTGTTCAGCGTCATCGCTCGGGGCAAAGAGCTCGGCATCGGCATGACGACCGCGCTTGCCGGCCATCACATGGTCGAGGGCAAGCCGGTTGCTAGCGCCGACCTCATCCGTGCGCTGGCGGAGCGCGATGTGAACTTCGAATACCTGATGCCCATCGAGATTGGCCCGACCAAGGTGGTGTGGCGGGGCAAGCACAAGAAGCACCCGACCCACGTGGACTACTCCTACACCATCGATGAGGCGAGGGAGGCCCTAGGGATGCCCGACCGGACCGGGAAGACGCTGGTGTTCAAGAAGGACAAGTACGGCAACCCCGGCAACTGGGAGAAGCGCCCGCAAGACATGCTCATGAAGACGGCGGGATCCAAGCTCGCGCGCCTGCTCTGGCCCGGCGCGACCCTCGGCATGTACTGCCCCGAAGAGATGGGCTACAGCCAGGAAGAGCTGGAGGCGGCCTAAGCCTTCCAGTGCTGCTCGTAGAGCGCCAGCCAATCCGAGAGCCTCATGGTGACGAGGCTCTCGGCGCGGTCGACCCGGTGAATCACCACCGGCACCCGACCCCTGGCGCTCGCCGTGGCCTGCGCCATGGCCTTGGGCACATTGACCACGCGAGCCCGGCGCTTGCATTCGATCGCGAGCGCTGGGTGCTCGAGGTCGCCGCCCCCGTCGCGGCACTGGTCGAGCTGGCGCACCAGGCCCAGCTGTTGCCCGACCTCCCGCTCGTAGCTGGCGCCCTTGGCTCGGCTGTTGATGGGCATCACTTGCGATGAGCGGTGGCGCTTCTGATCTGCGCCTGCTGGTGCTCGACGTCCCGATGCGTCAGGGGGAAGGGCTCCTCCTCCTTCACCAACGTGCGCTGCAGCCCGCGCACCAGGTCATACCCCGACGCCAGCAACTCGAGCCCGTCGAACACGGCATCGACCACGCGCACCCGCAGCTTCATAGGCGGCTCAGCTCGTAGTCGGTGAGCTGGATATGCGGGCGGTCTCGCTTGTGCCAGAGGGCGCCGACGTCAATCTCGATGTCGATGTCGTTGGCCACGGCGAGCACGTAGCCGGCGAGGAACATGAAGAGCTCGCCGTCGTTCCAGTTGATGGGGTACGGCGCCAGGTCGGCGGCCGTGCTCGGCAATGTATTATGCCGGGAGTCGGGCCACATCTTGTCGCTGTTGCCGTCCCGGAAGGCCTGGTTCTGCGCGAGCTCGCCACGGTGCCCACACACGACCGTGAAGTCGAGCACGCGCCGCTTGCTCAGGCGCTTGTCGACTTCCTTGATGAGCCGCACGAGCTTTGGGTGGCACGTGTCGAGCTGCCGGACGCTGGCCTCGCCGAGCATCAGGAACCGAACGCTTTCACCAGCTCGTGGATGACGGCGGCGTACTCGGGCACGTAGCGCTCGATGACCGGGGCGAGCAGCCCGACGACGGTGCCCAAGATGGCCCACTTGCCCATCAGCTTCAGCTTGCCGAAGCGTACCGGGGGGACGTCGGCGATGCCCGGCGCGCTCTGCGTCAGGGCCTGGCTCAGCGCCTGGCGGGCTTCGTTGCGCTCCCGGCGCAGGCGCATGTTCTCGCGCTTGAGCGCCATGTTCTCCGCGCTCGTCCCGATGCCGGGCTCGGTGGTCGCGTCGCGCGCCACCTCATAGGGTGGCAGGGGCGGGGGCTGCGTCACGGGCCACCGTCCTTCGCCTGGCAGGCGTGCACCCGGCGCACCACCTCGCGCAGATCTCCGAGGGTGATGGCGTCCGGTTCGAGGGGTAGCAGACCCACGGCGTCCACCCGACATTGGAGCAGAGCGCCTCCGCCGCACCCTGCTAGGGCTCCGACGAGAACGAAAAGCGCGCTCTTGAACATGCCCAGAATGATACACCCGCCACATTTTTGCGCCCGTCAAAACCCCAGGGGGTGATGACAGACGCTCAGGCCCGTGATACTTCTTGCTTTGGGTGGGCCCTGACCGTCGCTACGAGCTGTCCCCCCCCGGCTCGTGACGGTCAGGGCTAGCCTGCTTACTCACCGGCGACCGGTAGCTCGTAGCGGCCGGTCTGCTTCAGGGGGTGCAAGAGGTTACGCTGTTCCTGCTCGTACTCGAGCTGGGCCAGGCGGGTCGAGTCCTTCACGGCTTGAGCGATGACTCGTTCTCGATATCCTCTACCAAGTCGCGAAGCCTCCGCGGTTGCTCGCGCAGCACGGTCTCGAATGCCATCGTCCACGTCGCGTTGACTAAGGGCAATTCGCGCTGCTGCTGCCTTGCCGACGCTGCGCTCGAGTAGCGTCTCTGTCGGTAGAGAAGCCAGGTAGCGATCGCTGCAACTAAACCAGTCCCATACTTTGCCCAGAGCAGAGCGAGGACGGAGCTCGCTAATGTTAGGGTTGTCATGATCGGCACTCATCTCATTCTCCCGTGTTTCCCTGCGTATTGCACTGATTTGGTACTCTTGCGGTATCACCCCCTGGAGTCAGACTTTACGAATGAAGCTCGGTGTCGCAATGATGGTCCTGATGGGGTGTGGCGCGTGTGGCGGAGAGGCTCCGGAGCCCGAACCGGTTGGGGCAGAGGAGCCCGCCCCTGCGGCCCCTGCCGTGCCGGCAGAGCGCGTCATCCCACTGTGCGATGGCTCGCTCGCGCAGGCGCCGGAGCTCTGCCAGGAGCTGCGCTACGGCACCCGCGGGTACTGCAACTTCTGGCATGCCTGCCATTAGCTGAACTCCTCGACGATGATCCAGCCCGCGCCGCCGGCTGCGCCCGCCACTGCGGGGCTCGCGGGGCGACTGCCACCGCCGCCGCCCGCTCCGGAGTTTGTGCCCGCAGCTTGCCCCGCTTCTGAGCTGGTACCGTTGAATCCGCCCTTGCCGGCGCCAGACCCGCCGCCGTTGCCGCCGTAGCCCTCTACGAGTGTCGTGTCGAGATTGCCGACCTGCCCCGGCGCTCCCTTGCAGGAGAGCGCCACGGTGCCGCCGATCGAGTCCACCGCGCCACCGTCGCCGCCCTCTGCGTAGCTGCCGCCCACCGAACCGCCCACTCCACCGTGAGCGGTCCGAGTAACGGAGCCATCGTTGAACGTGGTGTCTCCGCCCGTGCCGCCCGCGGTGCCAGGGGCCGGCGTGGACGCTCCCGCCGTGCCCGCCGCGCCTACCGCATAGGCGCTCGTCGCGGGGACGCTGGTGATGTCGAGCTCTTCATAGCCGCCCTCGCCGCCACCGCCGCCCACGTTCCCATCTGCTGCGCCCGCGCCACCGCCGCCACCACCACCGCCTTTCATGCGCACCTTGGCGCGACGACAACGCACGTCGTAGGTATGGGTGCCTGAGCTGCTCGTGTAGGTTGTGCGGGCGATGAGCTTGCCGCGTGCGGTCATGCTCGCGAGCAGGCGATGGCGACCGTTGAAGTAATAGACGATGGCTCGCCCACCCGCAGGGAAGAACAGCGCTTCGCCCTCCGGATTGCGAATGCTCGTGGTCGTGGCGCCCGAGTCCTCGAGCAAGGTACCCACGGGGCCAGCGCTCGAGCGGCGATCGATGAGCCAGAACCAGTACCCTTGCGTCTTCGCGGTGAAGCCGGCGAATGAGTAGGCCGCGCTCACGGACTGGATCGTGACCGACCCGCCGCAGGGCAGCACGCTGATATCGAGCACGCCCTGTGCTCCAGTGAGGGCTGTGAGGTCGATGTTCCCGTCGCGCGCGTCGGGGTTGGCAACGGAGATGGTTTTCCAGTTGGTGCCGCGACCGATCAACTTGAAGCCGCCGCGCCCTGCAATGATGAGCGTCGTGTCTCCGGGGCAAGCGATGTTGTCCGAGCCGGCGGTGCTGTGAGTGACGAGCAGGTTACCCGTGCCGCTCGCGCGGGCATACTCGACCTCGAGGATGCGTCCCTCGGCGCAGCCGCTGATGGTGCCGAGCGTCACATCCGCCGTGCTCGTGATGAGCACGCGGGTGGCCCCTGCCGTGAGCGTGATGTTGAGCGCACCCGAGACGCTCGCCTCCGTGTGCAGGGTGCCGAGGCGAACCTCGTTGTTGAACTGGTGGATGCCCGTCCACGGTGAGCTCTGAAAGTTGGTCGAGCGCGTGACGACCAGGGTGTTGACGTTCTGCGCGGCGGTGACTTCGCTCGTCAGCGCAGCGCGCTGAAACTCGTGAGCCGTCCCGTCGTAGACGATGCTGGTCGAGTCGATATTGGCGAGCGGCACAGCAGAGGGGGCCGCCGTGGTCGTGCCGATGTTACCGAGGAACGTGTCGCGCGCCACGGGGCTGAGCGAGCCGACCGGCACGGTCGAGCCGGCAGCGCTGACGCCCGCGATGAAGCCGATGACCACCGGCTCGTCCTCGACGAAGGGGTTGGCGTCGCTCGACTCGATGATGGTGACGCCGAGGTCCCAGTACGCCCCCTGGTCCGTCATCGTGTTCAAGTCAAAGCGCAGAAAGCGGCTCGGGTTGATGGCGTCCACCATCGTCAGCGTGCCGAGCGGAGTCGTCGGGCCCCCGCTCATCACGTCGAGCCAGGGCTGGACGCTCTGCAGACGCCCGTTACTCTCTGACACGCGGATGACGGTCGCCGTGTTCTGAACGGCCTGGTTCAGGCGCATGCGCCCGACGGTGGGGTCGGCTGCCGCGGTGCTGGTCGAGAAGTAGAACGCCAGGGGGTTGGCGCTCGGCGCGTTGTCGGCGACCTGCAGGAAGACGTCGTTGCAGGCGTCGCGGGTCGCGCGCAGGGCCGGGCCGAGCTCGCGGTTGACGTAGTCGATCAGGTTCTCGAGCGTCTGGCTGCCGCTGAAGGGGCGGATAGCGCGGTTGACGCCCGAGCGCTGCTGACCAAAGCCCGCCTGTCGTTGTGCTTCAGTGAGTTGCCGATCGTTACACGCCATCGATGGCCGCCACTTCCGAGTGCCGCACGAAGGCGGTGGTCTGACTCGATTGGTTCACGGTGCCGGACCCTGCCCAGAAGCCCGTATGCCTCTCGGCTTTGCGGCTCACCCAGACCACGTGATAGGTGCCCGTGCTGTCGCGCACGATGGGGTTGGCCCCCACGGGGTAGTGCGTGCCCGAGACGGGCGCGGCGTTGTAGAGCCACTCGAGCTCGGTGCCGTCGATGCCCTCACGCAGAAGGAACCGAATCGTGGTCGGGTCGGTGGCGATGCCGCTCGAGTTGGTGAAGACGACCGAGAACGTGAGGTCTTGTCCGATGTGGGCCATTCATTCCTCCGTGACTGCGCCGCTCGCTCGGCTGCCGCTGACGCGGGCAAAGGGTTCGCGCACGGTGACGCCGCTCTGGGCACCGTGAGCCGTGACCCCCGAGTGCGGGTGGCTCGCCCCGATCGATTCGCCGACTGCTGCCGGGTGGGGCGCCGAGACCGAGCCGCTCACGCTGATGATGGAGACGGCGGCGCCTGCTGCCGTCGGGCGTGGCGCGCTCGGGGTGCCGGCAACGCTGACGACGGCGACGTTGGCCCCGCCGCTCGCTGTGGGTGCCGGGGCGCTCGGTGTGCCGCTCGCAGCGACCTCGATGTTGGCGGCGCCACTGACCGTGGGCACGGGAGAGGTGGGGGTGCCACTCGCGTTGACCCCGGCGTCGAGGAAGATGGCCCCGGCGTAGTCGGGGGAGGTCGCGGTCGACACCCCGACGGTGACGGCGCCTGCGCCCGTGACGATGCGATCGGCGTAGTACCCGCCACCCGAGTCGTAGCGCTCGTTGGTGTTGGCGACCGGAGTGTGGGTCGTCGAGACCGCCTCCATGCCGAAGACGATGACCCCGCCCGTGTTGGGGGAGTAGCTCGCGCTTGCCGCGCTCGCTTGCTGCCCGCTCTGAAACGAGCCGACGCCCGTATAGTGGGCGGCCACCACGGTGTCGACGGACGAGCCCGTGACGGCGAGCGTTGCCGTGCCCACCGGGGGGCTCAGCATGTAGAAGACTTGGACGAAGCCGTTGTCCGTGTTGGCCACCGACATCGCGACACCGTTGTAGGTCGCCGACTGCGCGGACTGCGTGGACGTGTAGAGCGCGACCGCAACCAGAATGCGATCGGTGCCAGCGGCGACCGTGACCGAGCGCGACGCGGCGCCCGTGGTGACGCTGACGAATGCAGCCATGGCTCAGCTCACGATGCGGGCCAGGTGATGACGAGTGAAGTTAAATTACAGGTCTGGCCACTCGTGATGGTGTCGCTGCCGGTGACAACGCCGCCCCACTGCACTGTCCCGCCGCGGTCCTTGATTTGGTAGTTGTCGACCGCGGTGGCGGAGCCCGCCGAGGCGACGGCGCTGATGGTGACGCCGGCTAGCGTGATGGCGCCGGTCGAGGCTGCCCCGAAGGGGGTATTATTGAGGTTGAACGTGACCAGCGTGGTGGTGCTGTTGCGCAGGAGCAGTGTCGCCGTGCCGCCGCCCGTGGCGATGAGCGTGGTGAAGGCGTCCGCCTGCGCGTTGCGCGCGGCGGTGGCGATGGGGAACGAGGCTGACGGGTTGCCGAGAGTGAGGGCCATTGGTCAGGGTCCCTTTCCTAGGTCGTACAGCTCCGCCGTCAGGCGCTCGTTCTCGAGGCGCAGGCGCTCAATCTCCGCGATGAGCTGGCGCACGGTCGGGTCCGGGTGAGGTTCCACGTGAAACACCGCGGCGACGACGGGCGCGGGCATGGAGGCTTGGTTGTAGTTCATACGAGAGTGAGGCTCCCTTCGATGCTGAGCAGACCGGTTGCGTCCTGCCGGACGACGAACGCATTGAGCGCCTGGGCAGCTGCAGCGGTGACGGTGAGACTTGGTGTCTCGATGTCTCCGCCGCCGCCCACTGCGCTGATGGTGCCGGTCAGCGCAGTGGCTGCGTTCTGGTTGACGATGATGAAGCGGTTGGCCGTGCCCGCTACCGCCGTGCCCGTGTTGGCTACCGGCGCCGAGAGCGTGGAGCTGAGCGAGAGCGCTCGCCCGCCTGCCGTGCCGAAGGGCGTGCCCGTGCTGGAGGCGCCGAGGTTGAAGACGCAGAGCGCGGTGTTCGTCTGGTAGACGGTGAGCGTCGCCTGGCCCGTGCCCGAGACCATGAACGTCTCGAAGCCGTCGAGCAGGGCGTTGCTGGCAGTGACGGAGAGGGCGAGTGTCATGGTGTCATCCGTTCGGGTCGTCGTAGGAGAGCTCGGGGCGGTTCGCGGTGCCGCCGGTCACGACCAGCCTGGTTGCCTGAATGGCGCCGCGCAGCAGGTCTTTGATGAACTCGTTGAAAACCTGCGCAGAGGAGCGGGTCTTGATGGTCGGCCGAAACTTCTTGCGTCGTGATGCCATCAGGTGGGTGCCTCGAATGAGGTGAGTAGTGCGCGCGCCGCGGGGGTGAGCAGCCCTTCGGTCGCTCCGGCCATGCGTGAACCGAAAATGTAGATGTTGGGACCGATGTCACCCACCCAGCCGTTGCCGCCGGTACTCGCGTTCTGCGCGAACAAGTTCATGGACCCGGTCGGGACCTGCATGCTCGACGCAAAGGTGCCTGGCGTGCCGTTGTTGTCGGCGTACGCGCACGTCTGGAGCGCGCCGTCCCGGCTGGCAACCACCCGCACGGTCTCCGCTTCGCCCGTGTCGAGTGACATCTCCCACGTGCAAAACGCCCACGTGTTGGTCACCCACATGGTGGAGGGGCCTCCGCGTCGTGCCGTCGTTGGGGTATCGAACGCAGCGATGTTGTCACCCACGAAGCGCTGGATGATGAGCTTGCGGGTGGACGCCCCGCCGCCGCCAGCGCTGTCGATGCTCACGGGCACCGGGTTGCCTGCCGCGGTCGTCACTCGCATCCACGCGCCAAAGCCCCATTTCGTGGCGCTGTTGATCGGCGTAGACAGCGGCGCCTGCAACGCCGAGGCGTTGCAAGTGAGAATGGGCAGGCCGTTGGCACTCGAGGCCAGGGTCGGCTTGCGCGCGGCGATGCTCGTGGTCGCCGCGTTCGTGGACAACACGTCGGGCAGCGTGAAGGGCCCGCCCGCACCCGCGTTGCTGGCGTCGGCCACACGGAACCACGCGGCGACCACGCCCGACTGCAGAATCTGGTTGGCCAGACTGCCCTTGAAGCTGCCGCGCGCGCCGCCCATTACACTCCCGCTGAGGTGCGGTCCTCGGAGTCGAGGCTCATGTTGACGTTGAAGGGTGCGACTTGTCGCAGGGCGCCGTTGTTGAACTTCACCCGGACGTCAGCGTAGGGGCCGATGAAGATTTCGTCGGTGAACGTGGTGGAGTCGCCGACGGGCTCGTTGGTCGTGGATGCGTAGAACTCCACCCAGTTGGCGCCGCCGTCGATGCTGTACTGCGCCGTCACGCTGTTGCCGGTGGTGTTGGTGACCGGGGTGATGGAGTAGGTGAACCAGTAAAAGTCGGCGACGTTTTGCAGGTTGCGCGCGCCCATCGCGGTGACCGAGTTGAAGAGCACGACGACCTCAGCCGGCGCGGGCAGGCCCGTGCCGTCGGCGGTCTGCGTGGCCTTGAAGGGGATGCGGGTTTTGTGGCTGCTCATTGCTCTGCTTCCTTCTGCGCGGTGCGGCGCCGGGGGATGCGCCGGGGCGTGCGCTTGGTGACGGTGCGCTCGCCCGCGGGCGCCGCCGGCTTCGACTCTTTCTCGTCGTCCTTCGTGGCGCCCCGCGTCGCGGCGGCGATCATGCGCGTGGCTGCCGCTGCCTTGCCGGGTGCCGAGCGCTCGATGTTGCGAGCGATGGGGTAGGCGGTGCGCAGCACGGCCTTGTCGCCCAGCCCCCAGAGGTTCCACGGGGAGGCGAGCGGGTTACGCGCCGTCCCTCCCAGGGCTGCCTTCTTGCGCAGGTCGTCCAGGTCCTCGGCGACGAGAGCGCCGCGGAGCTGCTCGCGCGCCGGCCCCCCTGCTTCGCGTGCTGCGGAGCGCAGCGCCGAGGTGGCCTTGTCGTTGCCCTTGCTCTTGCCCACCCTCACGACCGTGTCGCGGACGCCGTCGTCCTTGTCCGCGCCGATGCGCTTGACCCCCTTCTTCGCCTTGCCGATGTCCTTGTCGTGCTGGTCACGCGCGGCGCCGTAGTCGCCCGTGCCTCGCGCAGCGCGGTCCTTGCGGGCCGCCTCCTGCAGGGATTTGACCTGCTTGTCCTTGCTCGCGCCCAGCTCCTCGATGACCGTATCGAAGTGCGCGGAGTCGTGGCGGCGCGGCGTGACCCAGACGGCAGGGCCCTTCTTCTTGCCGAGCTTCTCGAAATCGAGCTTGCCCGTCTCCTGCCATTCAGGCGACAGAAACGACCGGGCCTCGTCCGCCGTGAGGGGAATGCCGTGCGCGGTCTTGCGCGTCGAGACGCCTTCGATGTTCTTGTTGAAGATGCCTTTGACCTCGCTCTCGCTGCCGGGCTTGGCCACGCCCGGCAGGCCCTTCTTGGGCACGGGGCTCGTCAGCTCGCGCAGCTTCTCGACGCTCGTCTCGGCCAGGTTGCGAGCGGGCAGCGTGTAGCCCGCCTCGGGCGTCCCCCGGTGCGTCGCGACGGTGCTGGCCTCTGCCTGCTCCGCCTTCGCCACGCGGCCGCGAGCGACGTCGCCGAGCGGCTCGTCCAGGTCGCTGGCGAGGACCGTGAGCGCATCGCGACCGCCTTCCTTGCGGCCACGGAGCGCCGCGTCCTTCACGATCTGCGGGTCAACGTGCCCCCTGCCGACGCGGACCTCGACGCCGTGCGACTCGAGGCGCCCCGGAGCTCCCTCGTAGCGTGGGCCCGTGCGCACATTTTCGGCGAAGCCCGAGGCCCCCTTACGCAAGCCCGTGCCGAGCGCGTGGAGCACCGCGCCGCCGCCAGCCGCCATCGCCGCATGCTCGCCCACGTCCTTCAGGGTCGTGCCCGTGTCGCCCGTCTCGGCGTACCGTGAGCCCGCCTGGATGCCTTCCCGCACGGCCTGGTCGGTCGCTGCCGCCCCTCCGCCGCGCAGGGTGCTGTTCACGACGCCCCGCTCGGCGGCCTTGGCGCCCCCCGTGATGGCGTCCCAGAGGCCATTGGACAGCGACCACTCGGCGAGCGACTTGGTGCCTTGCTCTGCTGCCTCGACGCCGGCACCCACCAGTGCCTTGGCGCCGCGGTACAGTCCCTTGGCGGCGCCCTCCACCAGGCCCGGCGCGATGCCCGCCACTTGCCCGAGGGCGTGAGCGATCGGGTGCTCCTCATCGAGCATGGTGTCGCGCTCGCGCTCGGAGCCCTCGCCGCGGGCTGGGATGCCGCCTACGCTCTTGGTCTGGCGGAGCTGGGCGTCCCGGGCGGCCTGTGTGGAAGCGTCCCAGCGCTTTTTACTTTCCTCCGTCTGGAACATGCCGGGCTCTTTGCTCGGCGCAAACGCTCCCGATTCGCGCGCCGCTCTCCCCGCGCCGAAGTTGGCGAGATCGTCGTACCCGAGCACGAACGCTTCCAGGGCATCCCCCGGTACGCTGCCGAGCTTCGTCTTGAGCGAGTCGAGCAGGCTCGCGTTCTTGCCGTCGCCGAGCCAGGGCGCCGCCGAGTAGCGGTACGCCGTCTTGCCCGCCTCAGCGGCGGAGTTGGCCGCCATGCGCCAATGGTGGGCTTGGTAGGCCTGCTCGACGCTGTCACCCTTCTCGACGGTGGCGCCGGGCGACATGTGCAGCCCGATGTAATCGAGCAGGGCCGGGTTGTTGGCGAGGTCCTCCCTCACCTTGGACAGCGGCGCGTCGTAGACGATGACCTTGCCGTTGGGGTTGTCGAGGTCGCCCTGCACCCACTCGTCCTTGGCTGCCTCGTCGCCTGCCGGGTGCGTGGTAGCGGGCAGGGTCGCGAGCGCCTGCGGGACGAGCGGCTGCATCGGGTCGAGCATGCCCAGGAGCCGATCGACGCGCGGGTCAGCTGCAGGCGCAGGCGCGTCATGACTCAGCTGCTGGGAGATCTCCTCCTGGCTCGGCAGGCCCTCGGTGGGGGCGCTCAGCGCGCTCACCTCTCTCGCCGTGCCGGGGTCGTCGGCGGCGATGTCGTTCTTCTGCTCGTAGTCCGCGAGCGCCGCCTGCACCTTGGCGATCGAGTCGGCGTCGTCGGGGTACTGCGCGCGGTACTGCTCGAGCGCCGCCTTCTTGTGCATGTATTCGGAGTAGGAGGCGAGCATCAGAGCCCCTCGAGTAGTTTCTTGCGGGCAGCGTCCTGGCCACCGGCGGCAGGCTTCGAGCTCGCGGGCTTCTCTGCGGGCGCGTCGCCCTTCCTGTTCCTCGCGTAGAAGTCGAGGATGCTGCCGACCGTGATGTCGCCGCCGTCCTTGGGCTGCCAGGGCTTGTTGGCCTCGTAATCGGCGGTGCCCTTGGGGTACACGACCGCGTCACGGTTGGCGCTCTTGCCTACGAACGCAGGTGCCGCGACGGCCAGGTCGTAGTCCTCTTGGGGGCTATCTTCGTCGACCCCACTGTTGGCGAAGTACTCGGCCGCGATGGGCGCTTGTTCGGCTGCCGAGAGCTCGCGCAGTTCGGCGGCGTTCGCAAACTTCTTGCCCGTGCGCGGGTTGGTGTACCGACGCGCCGTCGAGTCGATCATCTGGATGATGCCGCTCGCGCTCGAGCCCGGGTTCTTCGCGTTGCCGTCGCCCTTGCTCTCGGGGCCCATGACCCTGCGCATCTTGTCGGGGTCGAGGCCATGGTCGCCGGCGGCGCGCTCGAGGGCTCCATCGAAGTCGTCCTCGGTGTCGGGGCCGTCGCCGTCGTCGACGGTCGCGCTCGCCGGGGTGGCGCCGGGGCTGGCCTCCTCGGGCTCTTCCTCGGGCGGGTTCTCCTTGTCGTAGGCAGCGCGCAGCTCTGGCGACAACACGCCCTCAGCGAACTCGCTGTAACCGCGCCCAACGAGCGGGTCCGGGTTCGAGTGTGCCTGGTCCAGGGTGCCGCTGTACCAGTCGAACACCATCTTCTTGTTGCGCTCGCGCATGGAGCCGACGAAGGCGAGCATCGACTTCTTCACATCTTCATTGAACCCGCCTTTGGTGAGCTGGTGGATGTATTGATCGATTTTCCCGACGAGGCTCGCCCGATCGAGGCCCGTCAAACGATTCGCATCCGCGTCCGACTGCTGTTTCGATTGGGCGTTCAACTGGCCCAATAGGTTGACGGCTCGATCTTGGCCGAGCGGGTCGCCGCTCGTGAGCATCCGTTCCACCTCGTCGGCGATGGCAAAGGTGGCCACGGAGTCCTGGATCTTACCCTTCGTGAATGTCACCTCGGCGCGCTTGTTGCCCCGCTGTACGAGCTCCTGCTCTTCCTTGCGCGTGAGCGGCTTGTCGCGCGCGGCCTTCGCCTTGGCGTCTTCCTTCTCGAGATCGAACTCGTGCTCGCGCTCGCGAGCGATGGCGGCGTCGGCAGGAGCCCGCAGCTTGAGCGAAGCGTCGAGCGTCTTGTCCGCCGGCAACGCCATGTCCTGAGCGGCCTGGTTGGCTGCATGCGTGCTGTCCCGGTAGGCAGCGGGCATCGAGGCCTCGATGTTGGCCATGACGGGACCGAGCCGGCGCTGCGCCTGCGCGTTCATGGCGCCCGTATCGATGACGTTCTTGGGCACGCCGCCCATGATGTCGTCCTGGTCTGGCGGCACCGGGCCGAGCCGAGCGGGGCGGAGCGCAGCGAGCGGGTCGAGCCCCTGCGGCGCCTGGCGGTACTCGGGCTTGATGGGACTCGTGTCCTCCGTGGGGTCGGCGCCGGGCGCGGGTGGCCCGATGTCGCGCTCGACCTCGAGCGGGGCCTGCGCCACGGCGCGATCGGTGGCTGCCCGCTGCTGGGAGCCGCCGCCGGTGACGCGGGCAATCTGCTCGGGCGTCATGTCGTCAGACGAGCTGATGCCGGGGCCGCCGTCCGCCTTCCCGCGGGTGCCGAGCGTGTCGTAGCCGAGCGGGTTCAGGCGCCCGAGCGACGCGGTCAGCGACTCGTCGCCGGGGTGGGTGCTGTAGGGGTTCTCGGGGTTGTCGACTTCGCCCGGCGCCGTCTGCGCGTCGCGCGCGGCCTGCTCCCTCTTGTACTTCTCGGCGTCGAGCTCGATGTGCCAGGTGGGCAGCCCGTGCTCGTCTTCGCCCGTGCGCTCGGCGAGCCCACCGAGCTCGTTCAGGCGGTTGGCGGCGCCCTCCATGCCCTCGTAGTCGCCGGTGTCCCGGTACTTGAGCATCGTGTCGTGGGCTTCGCGGCGCTGCTTCAGGGTCTCGGCTTCGGCCTGGGCCGCCTGCTGCGCGCGCTGCCGCTGGTCCATCATCTTGGCGCGGGTCATCTCGCCCGCTTCGCTGACGCGGCGGAGCTCGGCTTCCTCGGCGTTCCTGCGCTTGGTCTCTTCGAACTGCTCGCGCGCGAGCTTCAGTTGCTTGCGCTGCATGGACGTCTCGCCGTCGTCAAAGAACCCGCTCAAGTCGAGCTTGGGGACCGGCTGCAACCGAGAGAGCAAATCTTGGGTGTTGATGGCCATGCGTCAATCGCCTTTGCTCTTGGAGGCGCGGACTACGCCAGCGGCGGCGTTGATGGAGTCGTAGATCTGGCTGATCTGCTGCTGGTCGTAACCGGCCTCCTGCAAATAGGGGGCAATCTCGGTGTTCCAGGTGTTCTCCATGTCCTGCTGGCTGCCGGAGAACATGGCCTGCAGGTTCCCCCCAATGACGTTCTGCAAGTCCTTGGTCATGTTGCGGACCGCATCGATTTGCATGACCTGCCGCGCAACGCGCTGGTTCTCGGCGCCCTGGGCGGTGTCGTTGAAGGCGTTGAGACGGTTCAGGTCGTCCTGCGAGCCCGTGTGTGCGATGTCGGACGCGGTCGAGAGGCGGTTGTTGTCGAGGGTGCCTGCGGCCGTCGCGGCGTTGCTGCTCGCCGTGTAGTTGTTGCGGTTCTGGTCATCCACGCCGAACGCGATGTCGGCGCCCGTCTTGGCTCGGTCGAGCTGCGTCTGGTCGGCGTTGTTCATCGCCGTGTTGGATGCCGTGTAGCGGTCCGTCTCGGCGCGGTCGGCGTTGTTGGCGATGTTGCCGAGCGCGCTCATGCCGGCGATGCTGCTGTTCTGCGCGTTGGTCCGCTGCGTGTCGGCGGCGTTGGCCTGGTTGCCTAGGATGTCCATGCTCTGGTTCTGCAGCTGGCCCATCTGGTTGTTCAGGTTGCCGTAGGTCTCCACGCCCTTCATGTTGGCGTTGAACGCATCGGTGCCGCTCAGGTCGCCCATGCGCGCCTGGTTGCCGAGCAGCTCTTGGCGAGCGCGCTGCTCTTGCTCGATGGCCATCTGGTTGCCGAACGTGGTCTGTGCACGCTTGGCGTTCAGATCGGTGATGATGTTGCCGACGCCAGAGAGAGCCTCGCTCGAACCGTACACACCGCGGCCCGCCGCGCCCTGATTGTAGCTCTGCGTGCCGAGCTGGATGGCCCGGTCGTAGTAGGGGTCGGCAGAGTCTGGCAGCGGCATGTCGCCGAACGCGCCTTGCGTCTGGGCGTACTGCCCTGCCGCCAGGTTGTCGCCCGTGTACTGGCCATTGCTGCCGTAGCCGCTGGCGATGTTGGCCATGTTGTTCTGGCCAATGGTGCCGTTGCCGATCTGAGCGGAGCTGGCGCCATACTGGCCCTGCGCGTTGCCCGCGCCGGTGTAGCCCGTGAAGTTGTCGTACTGCCCCTGCGCCTGGTCGTTGAACGCGCCCGCGGCGCCGGTGGGGCTGAAGTTCTGGGTAGCCTCGCGAGTGTACTGCTCGCCGGCAAAGGGGCTGTTGAACTGGCCCTGCTGCCCCTGCCAATACTGCGCGCCCTGGCCTGGGCCGTCGAGCGTGCCCAGGTTCTCGTTCAGGTAGGTCTGCCCCGCGCTCGGCTGCCCCGCCTGGGTTGCGAGGTTCTGCTGGGTCTGAGCGTAGGGGTCCTCGAGCAGCCGGTTCTGGGTGTAGTTCAGCGCCTGCTCGCCATAGCCAGGGTTGACCAGGTTGTTGCCTGGGTCCTGAAGCGGAGCGGGCGTCGTGAAGGGGTTGGAGGCTCCATTGAACCCGCCAGCAAACGCGATGCCGGTGTTGCCCTGCGCGGGGCGCGACGCCACCTTGGACGCGCTGCCGATGAGACTGGTGTCGAACGCGGCGGCGGGCGTGCCGCCGGAGCCGTAGGTTGGCATCTCAGTACTTCCTCGCCGCCTGCGGGGCGCTCATCTGGATCGGTGCGGGCCCCGGTCCCGGCGCCTGCAGACCGTTCATGAGCATTTCGCGGCGCTGTGCTTCTTGCCGGTCGAACTCCTGCTTCTTGGCAATGAACGCCTGCACCTCGGCGCGCTTCTGCGGGTCGACGCCCTGGTAGTTGATGAGCGACGGGTCGAGCTGCGGCTTCATGGGGTTCTGCGCCATCTGGGCGAGCTGCTCGGGCTGGAACGCTGCGCCGGGGCCGAACATCTGGGCCATCATCTGGTTCTGCGGATTGAAGGCGAGCATCTGCTGGCCGAGCGCGTTCATGCGCGCCTGCTGGTTCAGCTCCTGCTGCTTCCTGGCCTCCGCGGCGATCTGCTTCTGCTTGGCCTCGAGCGCCTTCTCTGAATCCGTCTTGGCGCCGAGCAGCGCGCCCACAACAGGGACTCGGGAGACGACGTTCTCGGCCTTGCCGGTAACCATCTTCCAGGGATTGAAGCTCATGGTGCTCTCACACGTCCAGGGTTTGGACCTTTTCGGTCGCTCTCACGAGAAACAGCCCCGCCGCGTCGGGGAACCGGAACCGCCACTGCCGGCGCCGGTAGGTGCCGAGCGAGCGCAGCGTCACCACGGGGTTCATGTCGCCGTCGTCGACACCGAGCTCGATGTCGATCGTCGTCCACTCGGCGCTCAGATCGTCGCGGTAGTCGAGGTAACAGACCACGCCCTCGCTCAGCGTCTGGGTGCGCTTGAACGTCAGGTGCACCGCCTGGGAGTGCTTGAGCTGGTCGCTCTCCCGATCGAGAAAGCCCGTGCTCACGTAGGCCACGATGGCCTCGCCGAGGTCGGTCTCGTTGTCGAGGCTGAGCGTGCAGATGGTGCCGTCGGAAAGGCCCACCACGTTCAGGCCCCCGTCGGGCCGCAGGTGATGGCAGAGCACCGGGAACATCGTAAACGCATCGGCGTCCGCATCGAACAGAGCCCAGCGGCCCCAACCGACCCCGGGCTGCAGCACGAGCGTCTCCTGGTCCGCCTCGAAGCGCAGCACCACGCAGTCGGCAAAGCCGTCGCTGTAGCGGTAGCTGTAGCAGTCGCTCGGGGTGGTCAGCGCATCGAGCGTCGACTGAATGGCGCCGCCCACGTCCTTCCACTCCCGCCCGTCGCTCGACACCACCCGCGTCAGGTGGTCGAGCCACAAGTAGCCGTCGTCGATCTTGCACGGGCTGTACGCCGCCAAGCACCCCGCCTCCCGCGTCACGCTCGGGGCGAACGTCGTCGAGCCATCGGGGGCGAAGAGCTGCAGACTCGTGCGGCCGAAGAGGAAGATGTCGTTGGTGTTCTCGGCGCAGGCCACGATGCTGTCGGCGCGCGCCTCTGCCGTGAAGAACCCGGCCGCTCCCGGGCTCGGGTCCCAGCTCTCGTGCGGCGCGAAGCTGACGATGCCCTGGGTGATGTCGGAGTAGCGGACCTTGGTCTGGTCGAGCTGGGTGTCGTTGGCGCAGATGCGGGAGCTGTTCGTGAAGACGTGACTCGCCAAGGGCGGGCAGCCGCCGAGGAAGCTCATCTCGTGGTAGTCGACGTTGGGGTTAGTGAAGTTCGGCGCCGAAAAGGTCTCGGGGCGGATGTCGATCTTGGCCATCTCCGCGCCGCCTGCGATAACGAGCAATGCCTCGGTCTCCGCAAACGTGGGCCTCGGAAAGCGCGTCGTGGCGACGGCTGCTGGCGTTGCAAGCCGATCCTCATTGGCCGCACCTGTGCCAACTAACGTGGCCGTACCACCCACGATGCGATACACGTTCCTGCCGGCGTTGTGCCCACCTCCTGAGGCATTTACGGTCGCACCTACGGCATACAGGACGCCGGGGTGCGTCCCGCTCACGGTCGCGGTGCCCGTGGTGTGCGCTACCCGCTGCTCCGTGAGGTAGAGGCCGAGCACCCCTGCGGCGTCGACTGCAGTAGCGGGAGCGACACCCGTGTACGCGGCGAGACCGGGGCGCTTGCGGAGGACTCCCCGAGCGTCGGCGATGACGTTGTAAGCCTCTGGGCTTGCGCCGCTAATTTCCTCAGAGCTCGTCTCGAGGCTTGGCGCAAAGGGGATGGGCTGGAGGGTGGCCTCAGCGGGCATACGTCGAGCCCCCGGTTAGCGAGGCACGAGCCGCAGCGGTCGGTGCCAAAGCGTCCCATGCCATCACGCGCTCCACTGCGTCTGGATGTCGAGCGTCGCCCGAGTGTTCGTGTGCTCGAAGGAGTAGCGAATACACTCCTTCTTCTTGGCCTCGGCGAGCGCCTGCAGCATGCCGATCTTCTCCGCCGGCATCGAGGAGTCGATGGCGAGGTAGTAGGCCAGGCACCAGACGAGCGCGTCGTACCAGTAGCGCTGCAGGTCGGGGTTCTTGGTGCCGTCGAGGCTCGACCCGAGCAGGCGCGTCGTCTTCAGCCGCATCGTGCCGTCGTCGCTCGGCACGGGCCAGAACTTCAGGACGACCGCCGCACCGCTGCGGAGCGTGACGTAGAGCTGCGGGCGGGTCGAGATGCTGCCCTTGGTGGTCAGCGTCTGCCAGGTCGCCATGTCCATCGGCTTGCACACGAGCTCACCGGTGGTGAACTTGGTGTCGGGGTTCTCGCTCGGTACGAACATCGCGTCTTCAAAGACGTCGAGGATGGTGTCGGGTAGCGTGTACTGGCTCTCCCCCGCCACGATGGGCAGGTCGTAGAACTCGGTGGTGCGCGCGACGAAGCCCTCAGTCGCCAGGCTGTCCATGATGAGGTCGAGCGTCTGCCGCCCGTGCTCGAGCTTCGGCACCATGTTGGCGCCGCTCAGACGCGCCTCGACCGGCAACACCCCGGCTCGCTTGTAAGCGAGCAGGATGAGCAGGTTGATGCTGATGGGGGTCGACGGGCTCGCGTTGATGCTCATCAGAACCCCGGCTTTCCGACGAGCGTGCCCGGCGAAAGGTACGTCGGGGCCCCGTCCAGGTAGACGTCGTCGACCGTCGTGCGTCGCGCCGAGTGCGTGTAGCTGCTCGAGCTGTTGGGCTGTCCGTTGCTGTCGGTGTCCGGCACGGCTCCGTCAGCGGGAGACTGCATCCCGAACTGCCGCGAGAGGGCAGCAGCCCGGGACGCCGTTAGTTCTGCGAGAGTGACCTCGTCACGACCGGGGCGGTCGTTGGCGCAACGGAGTAACCCGTCACGCCCACGCTGCAGAGCGCTGCGCAGGTACGGGACCGAACACACATCGCAACGCGAGAGAAACTCGCCTTTGCGATCGATGTTGCGGGGTACGCTGCGCATGCCATCTCCGTTACGCGCCCGTGACCACCAGGGCGGCCGCTGCCGTCTCGTCGTTGGCCCAGTTCTCGACGTTGCCCACCGTGGTGAGCGTCGCCGCTCCCAGCACGATGACGCCCGCGCCCGCGGTGACGGTAGACGCCTGCTTGAAGTAGTTGCTGCAGTACATGCCCGAGATGCCGGAAGTGTTCGCCGTGGTGGAGAACCCGCCGCCGCTCGTGGCCTGCGCCTGCCGCGCGATGTTGCCCGCGACCAGGAAGTTCGTGCTCGTGGCACCGGTGATCGCAATCATCGTAGCCGTCGAGTCCGCTACGATGTTGTTGCCGACGATGGAGCAGTTGGCGGCGCTGGTAACCGCGATGACCGAGTTTGCGCCCAGGGCGAAGCCGCCAAAGTTCATGAAGTTGCCCGACAATGAACAGCCGGCGGCAGTCACTGCAATGGAGGCCGTCGCGGTCGCGACGCCTCCCACGATATTCAGGCCGGCCACGGTCACGTTCGCGACGTTCAGCGCCACGCTCGCGCCGGCATGGGTCAGGTTGATGACGGGGTTGTTGCTCGCCCCGGGCACCCCGACGCCGATAATCTGCGCTCCCGCCACCAGGTTGGCCCAGATGGCGCCCGTGGCAGCGTACGTCTCGGTGTGATTCGGGAGCACAAACACGATGTCATTGTGCGTCGACCGGCAGCGGGCCAAGCCCGCGTCGATGGTGCGCACCAGCATGCCGGAAGAGGCGAAGTGGTCCTCTCCATCGATGGCGCCTGTGCTGCGCACATAGGCCGCGATGCGACCGCCCGGCTTGATCAGCGACCCGTAGGGCGTGATGATGCCAGGCATGGCCTGGTAGTAAGGCAGCGCGCCCGCGAGGAAGTTGCCGTATGCGTTTTGGAAGAGGGACATCAGCAGCCTTTGCCCTTCTTGGTGCCCTTACCCTTGGGCGGCACCGGAATCGGATTGATCTTGGTCTTCTTGGCCATGGTGCTCCTCAGGCGTCGCTGAACAGAATCGCGCGCGCGTTGACCCACCCGCGCGACCAGCGTGCGGTGATCGCGTAGTTCATCATCGTCTTGTCCTCGGTCACCCAGGTGTTGCTCTTGGGCTTGCGGCGCCAGAACCACATCAAGCCGAGGTCGGCGTCCGTCAGGAGCGCCCAGTTGGTAGTGGAGCTCGTCCAGTACTTCACCGGCTGCGGGGTGATGTTCAGGTCCTTGTTGATGACGTTGATGGCGTTGTAGGCGCCCGGCGTCGGGTCCATCGTCGAGCCGAGCACCTCACGCCACACGCCCCACTGCTGCACGGGGAACACGGCCTTCTTCGCTTCCACCCCATCGATGAGCCCGTCGTGGCCGACTTGCTGCATGAGCTGCGCGTTGGCGATGATGAGCGCCGCCTTCGAGGGGCTCATCGCCGTGGCCATCTTGTTCGAGTACGTGCCGCCACCGGGCAGCGTGTGCGAGGTGCTGGCCAGCGGCTGACCGTCGCCGCCGACGAAGGCGGTGTTGGTGGCGCGCACCAGCATCAGGGTCGCGTCAAAGTCCGCCAGCTTCCAGAGCGCGCGGTTGTTGCGCTTGGCAGCCTGGATGACCTTGTCGTACTTCATGTCTTCGAGAGCTTCGTCGCTCACGATCATGCGCTGGCCGTAGGTGCGCGCGTTGAAGCGGGTGAGTGGGCCCTCGAAGATGGTGCCGACCGGGATGCTCTCGCCCTCGGGCTTCTCACCCGCCAAGCCTGAGCCAGCTACCTCGTAGTACTCGATGTAGTTGTCGGTCATGTTCTTGACGGTGAGCCACTTGGTGAAGACAGCCTTGCTGCCTTCGCTTCCGTGCTCGTCCGTGTCGATGTCCTCGAGCGTCTCTTTGAGCGCGAGGGCCGCGGTACTGGTGAAGACTTCACTCATGACTTACTCCACCGACCCGGCAGTACGCCACGGCGACGCCTGGACTTGGTTGAAGACGACTTGCAGCGGCACGTTGGCGAGCGTGAGATCGTACTGGTCGAAGCCGCGACCGAGCCCGACCACGCGCAGCGCGCGCACCGTGGTGCTCTCCGCGAAGCTCAGGGCCAGCATCGGGTTGGCCTTGGGGTTGCTCGTGGTCGAGTTGATCTGCGTGTAGGTAAAATCCGCGACCGCGCCGATGATGGCTTGAAACTCCGCCTTGGTGTCGAAGCTCGAGCTGGTCGTGGCCGTGTCGATTTCCCACACGCAGCCCTCGACGGGGATCACCTGCACGAGCGTCTGCGCGTTCAGGTTCGTGCCGTACACGGTGCCCGTCGGGTAGTAGGCGTTCGGGCGCACTGCGCCGTTGATGAGCACCTGCGGGAAGCCGACGATGATGCCGAACGTGCGCTCGCCCGCGTCGTCGGTAGATCCGTCTCCGGGCGTCACCAGCTCGAACGTGCCTGCGTCCTTCAGCTTGACGGGGTCGCCGATGTTCGCGTTGCAGGTCGTGGCCCCCGTCACGTTCGGCGTGTAGCCGCTCGCGAAGAAGCCCGTGTATACTTCGGGGGTCTCGGCGCCCCACCGGTTCTTCAGGAACCGAAAGCCGTATCGATGAGGGTTCGCCATTCAATTCCTCGGGTCAAAAGGACCAGGTTTTGCGGTCGTCCTGCTGAGTGCGGACAGATGTGATGCCGCGGAACTCGCGCTTCTCCTGAGCAGAGAGCGGGTCGACTTCGCGGTTGCGGATGGTGTCCTCGATGCGCGCGGCCTTCTCCCAGCCGCCTTGACCGTCGGCGCCCTTGGCGTCGAGCTCAGCCTTGCGGGCTTGCGACACCTCCATGAGCACCATGCCCATCGATTTGATGGGGTCGCCCTGGCGGAACTCCGTCGAGCCGAAGTCGAGGCTCGGGCGCGCTTCGTCCGGGTCGTACTGCGCGACCTGGTAACCGAGGTGCCGGTAGTAGCCTACGTTGATGGTCGGGTCGTTGACCTCGGACACCCAGACGTAGTGCTTGCTCGCGTCGCCACCGGCGAGATAGCCGCGGTTTGCCAACTGCTCGACGGGACGCGGCGGCGGGTCCTCTCGTCGAATGCCCTTCTTCGGTGGTGTTGCTACCGTCTCTTCCGGCACGAACGCTCCGCTGACCCACTGGGGTTCAGGCGGGCGCGTCGTGGGAGACGGGCCACCGGGATAGGCTGTC